CACTCAAAATGTTAACGGTTGATGTGCCTGTATTCGATGCTGCATTGCTAATATTAATGCTTTCAGCGGCTGTTGAAATGCCCACAGATATATCACCTGTTTGTAATGCTCCTCCAATTTGGATTGTTCCTATAGTAGTAGACGGGCCGATTTGATATGTTGACGATGTAATACCATCAATCAAAAGATCAGGTGAAGAACCTGTACCAACTTTGATATTAACCGCTGATGAAGTAGCTGCCGTCGCATTACCAATGTTGACTTGGTGGTTTGTTGCACCTGTACCGATGTTTACTGTACCACCTGTGGTTGCTGCTGCTGCACCGAATAAGTTAAATGTTAGAGTACCGCCGATAGCATTTCCATCGAGGATGTTAACGGTGTTATCTCCGTTTACTGCACCAGTGCAAAGGTTGAACACGTTTGCAACTGTGTTTACACCTTCCATAATATTTACGGTTGCACCAGCCGTGGTCACGTTGGCAATCGAAACAGTCGTAGAACCTGAACCGTTAGCGATAAGAACGCTATTTGATGCGCCCGATGATGACCCGATTGTTATCGCACCTGTTTCGGTTGTTCCACCAACTAAGATTGTGCCTATTGTCAAGCTCTTACCAATAACGATTGTCGAATTAGTAGTTCCTTCAACAAGGAAGTCACTTGCACCCGTATGACCAACTTTTAAATCAATTGTAGTTGTTCCCGATGTCGTACCCCATGTATTTACCGTGTTTCCTGTAGTTGCCAGTGTTGTGTTTCCTGTTGAAGTAAGCGTATCAACTGTCAAGCCACCTGTGATGGAGATACCAGCCAAAAGAGTAAGAAGACCTGTTACAGTCATTGTACCAGGCGTTGTAATCGCGGCAGGTAAGCTGAATATGATTTCATGTAGGCCAGCATTTGATGCAACATTAATTTGACTTGCTGTCCCTATCAATTTGATATTTCCACCAGAAGGAGAAACTACTATTGATCCATCAGACAGAGTATTTAAAATCCCTGCACTACCTGCTGTAACTGATGTCCAGTTAGGTAAACCTAAGCTGTTCCCAGATTGTACAAAAAGATTACCAGTACCGCCTTGCGATAAATCAGAGAGCCATGTGTAACCCGATGCATATTGTGTATCTATTGTATCGCTAGGATCACGCCCTGCGATAATCATCGGCATCACAACACCCCCCTGGGGTGAATCTCCATAAGAAAAGCTACTAGGAATAAATGGGCTAGTCATGAAAAACCTCTTGTTAAGTTATCCCAACAATAAAAAATAAAAATATATAATAAAACATGAAAATAAAAAAATGTTTAACATATTCACAATGGTGATATTCTGTTAACAAGGATTAACAACGATAAGGGATAATTTGATGGAAAAAGAGTTCTACACAATCAACGAAACAGCTATAATTTTTGGTGTGCATGCAAATACCATTCGCAGGGCTGTCAAAAAAGGTTTTTTGATCGCTATAAGAATAGGCCTTGGAAAGAAAAGCCCTTACAGAATCTCTAGAAAAGAGATTGAGGCTATCCATAACTCAATCATTAAAGATTTAGCAACCAAAGCAGGAAAATAGAGATATGAAGGATATGAATCATTTAAAAAAAACAATCCAAGACATGATTGGAAATGCTTCTTATGAACAGATTATTTTACTTTTATTAATGGGATTAGGAAATACTTTTAAAACTATTTCTGAAAAATTTTCCGAACGGGAATTTAATGACCTTATGAAGGATCCTGTTATATCAATAAGTGCGAGTATGGCACAAAAATTAATGCAAGAAGGGGATGAAGTTTTAAAGAATTATGGGGTGAGAAAGTAATGAGAAAAGAACTACGAGCTAAATTAATAGATAGAGAAGAAGGTAAATCATACCAAGAATGTGATCCTTGTGCTGTTCCTATTTATGAAGAAGAATCTAAGAAAACAGATGAACGTACATGGATATCGCTAGGCAATCGAATGTTCCATATCGAAGACGTACAGAGTATGTACATCCAAGCAAATCATTTAATCATAAATTTTGATTACACAGAAAAACAAGTAGTGATTCATTTTGGTCATGGAGAAGAAGGTAAGAAAAATGCAGAAACGGTTTTTGAATGTTTAAGAGAAATGTATGGAGCCTACAAACTTAATCTTCCTGAAGGGGCAAATTTATATCCTAATCTGATGGAAACTGCATATGGTGATCAAGTAAGAAGAGAAATACAATCTCGTGTACACTTTGAAACAACGAAATTTAAAGAAAGACATAAAAATAAATTAAGAAAGCTTACAGATGAATTAACTGAACTAAAGAGAAAAATGTTAAAAGATGAAGGTAAATAATGGGAATAGCTGAAATCATTACAGTTTTTGCAGTAGTTGCCACAAATTTAGGCACAGTTATTGCCTTGTATTGTCAAACCGATAGAAAATTGGATGCAATACATGCAGAAATAAAAGATTTTCATGGTCGTCTTTGCGCTATCGAAGAGAGGAACAAGAAATGAGATCAGGGAAATAAGAAGATTTGCTCTATATGTAATGTAGAATTTAAAGCATCAAAAAATACAAGAAAATTTTGCTCAAAAAAATATTACTATACCTCAATAAAGAATGAAAGGAAAATAAAATGGACTGGATACAATTTATAATTTTCATTGGGTCTACAGTTGGTCTATTTTTTTGGAATAGATCAGAATCACGATCAGATATGAGGCAGATTTTAGGTATGATTGATGCTATACAAAAAGAAATAAAAGATTTTCACGGAAGACTTGAACGTCAAGATGCCGAATTTAAATCGCATTTGATGTTTTATCATCAAGAAAGGAATAAGAAATAATGGAAGATACAAATATTTTAACATTAATCTTAGGTAATGCAGCTATCATTTTGCCTCTTTTCCTATGGAACAGGTCAGAATCTAGAGCAGATATCCGACACATGGATGCAAAATTGGAATCTACCAGGGAACTAGTTAGAGCTATCTATGAAGAAAGTAAGGATTTTCATGGTCGATTATTAGCTATTGAAGAAAGGAATAAAAAGTGAATAAAGAAAACTTTTTAAAAAATCACGCTGATACATTAGCGATTATAGGTGTGAATATTGCTATTGCTGCAATTCTTATTACAATGAGTTTATCAAATTCGAGTAGAATAGATGCGGCAAATTCTAGAATGGATACTTTGCATGTGATGTTTTACGATCTTCTAAAAGAATGGAAAAAATAATCACTTCTTTTTTTTCTTTTTTTTACCGTGCTGCTGAAGAAAATAAAGAAGTTTTATCAATAGATTGTCGCTCATTTTTTCTTCTTCTTCTTTTTAGCTTTTATGGCTGGTTCTAGATAATTGTAAACTGTGTCGAACTTTTCTTCATATTCGTTACCTTTTCCACCCCTTTCAGCCTGTAACCGCTTAATTAAGGCTGACATGGCTGCACCTATGGGTGACTTAGATTTAGCCTTCCAAGCGCCTATAAAGTTACTTCCTGATGTCTTACGAGTAGAAAGGACATCGGTGAGCTGTGTAACATCTTCTGGCGAAAGGTTGGAATAGGTATACAAGCCGCCATCATGAGGAAGAAAAGCTAGTTTACCTGTATTGGGATCATATCCAGCCCAATTCACCATTCTCGAAACATCTTCTTCAGTTTCATGTTCTACGCCTGAAATAAGATCATCATAAAGATCAGCAAGTTCTTTTTCAGGTAATGGAGAATCTATTAATTCATCTTCATTAACTTGATGCTTCTTGCCATCTATTTCTACAATAGCTTTTCCATTGCGAATTTCTTTGACTTCTCCGACACCCTGAGGAGAAGCCACTATTGATGATTTTTCAATCTTTGGCATTTCAGTTTCAGTAATAGCTTCATCTTTTGGCTGCTTCGAATATGCTTCAATGTTTGCAAGTAGCTCAGGATCGGTCTTAGCTTTACCCATTCCACCTTTTAACTGTAATGCTGCCATTACGCCTTCTGGAGTATTTCCACGCTTTAAAAGATCGTCAACTGAATTTTTTATTCCTAATTTTTCAAGATATTCCTTAGGATTAGAAATTACTTCAGGTTGCACAGTTTCAATAGGTTGTGTTATATTAGGCTGAACTTGATTAACTGGAGGTTGTTGTGTATTTTGTTGCGGCGTTCCTTCTACTTGGCCTAAATTACTTCCTATGGTTTGTGCTGTCAAAGATGGCACGAGAGACGATAGGGAACTCGGTAGGGCTCTTTGTAGTGCTGATGCTGCTATGGGTGCTGCTAGGGATGTGGCTGCCAACGTGCCTGCTGCTAGAGCTTTTTTACCCCGTTCTTGTTGGCCTTGTATATCTTGGCCTCTCATTTGTTCAAATTCCGTGGATGGCTCTTCAATATTTCCCTTCCCTGAGGACTGCTTTGATAAATAAGTTAGAATCTGAGAAGCATTAAATCCTCCTGAAATAGCTTTTTCTATCTTTTTCTTATGGGAAGGAAATTTTTTTAAAATATAATCAAGAACTTGATCGGCTGTAAAACCTTCTGATAAAGCTTTAGAAAGTTGTGCGAGCATTATCTACCTGTTAAATTTAATCCGCTTAGAAACTTGTCTAAAAAACCTACTGGAGGAGTATCTAGATAACCTTGCATATCCTTTTGATCCCCTGTTAATTCAAATCCTTCGTTTAAAAGTTCATTCCAAGCATTTTTAAAAGATCTCCAATCATAATTAAGATCTTCAAAAGCTCTTCTTGCAAGCAATGGACTAAAGTTAGGATCAACTTCTTTAATTTTCTTTAAAGTATCTTTTATAGAATTTATATCTGGTTTTGGTGCAGAAATACCTCTTTTTCCAACTCTTTGAGTAGGGTTAAGATCAGGTAATTGTCTTATCAAAGAAACAGATTGGTCAGAAAGAGGATGTATAACCATTTCTCTTTCCTCTGGTCCATAATCTTTATCTTGAAGAATAGATCTAGCCTTATTATATAATCCTAAATCAATAAGAGGTTGTAAATGTTTTCTAGCATCTTCCGCTGATTCATCAAAACTTTTATATGTTCCATTCAGCAATCTTTGCGGTAAATTATAAGTTCTTGGAGCATCTAAATCAGATTTAACGTTTGCTATCGCATTTTTGTATCTTTCTGCTTCTTTAACTAAAGCGCGATTTATATCAGCTTCACTCTCACCTAATTTAGATAGTTCTTCGCCTTTCTTTTGAAAAATAGTTTGAATTTCAGAAGTGGCTTTTGGATCAACTTCTTTTAAATATTCAACAGCCTTATCGCCATAAGACTTTTGACCTTTCACACGTTGAGAAAGTTCTCTATCAACTTCAGCGTTATATAATTTTTTATCTTGTTCTACTCCTTTTAATTCTTCCAGAGCTTCTTTAACCGTAGTAGGAATGCCATTAGCTGTTCTTTCTTTAGATAATTCTTTAGCTTGAGGGATTAATTGTTGAGGTGTTAAAATTGGTAATTTTTGACCTGTTGTTGCAGGTTGGGGAACCTGACCTGGACCACCTTCAGGACCGATATTTGTAGGAAATGATTGTTCTGTTTGTTTTTTTAAAGCATCTACAAATTGAGGTAATTGTTGTTTTTGTGCCATAGGCTCAACAGCAGATCTATCTCTTGATTGCATTTCTTGGTTTACTTGTTCACCAGCAACAGGAGCTTTCTGAGAAGCATTAGCTGAAGCTAATTGCTGAAGCATGGGTATAATTTGCCCCATATATCTTTCACTACCAGGAATTCCAGCACCTGCTTGCATTGCAGCTAAAGTTACATCTAAAGGTGAAGCACCGCTTTTAGCAAGTTCTGCAAGTTCACCCAAACTATTTTTAAGTTGTCCTCTATTATAACCTTGCTGAACAGCTCCAGGAAGAGTTTTCTGTAAATTTTGTCCAATAGACGAGCCGATTACGTCCCAAGGAGATCGCTGAGAGGGCAGGATGGATACCATTGTTAACCTCCAAAAAGAAATGGACTTGTTGCTGCATTAGAAGCGGAAGGCAATGAAACATTTGTTTTCAATCCTCCTCCATTCATACCACCTGCCATACTTTGACCCCACTGTTGGCCATAACCTTGACCCATACCACCAGCAAATGCTCCTAAAATATCACTAAAAGGGCCACCAGAAGGCGGTTGATAAACGTTTTGTGTGGGTGTCATTGCTTGTTGCAGTAATTGAGCATAATTGCTAAATGGCTGTTGAGCATATCCTAAAGATTGATTTACACCTTGCTGTTGCATTCCCCCTCTTAAAGCGGCAATAGCTTCTTGTAATTTAGTTCCTTCTCTCAACGCTTGATTTCTAAATGCAGTACCACCTGTAGAACCTCCAGAACCCATTCCTGCAAATTGATTTGATAATTCAGGTATCGTCTGCTCTTTGAATTGTCTTTGTAATGGTGCTTCAAATTTTTCAAAAAATGAAGGATCATTAAAAAGACTCTGCAACCAATCTTGACCTTGCATATAGTTTTGATTTTGAGTGATATCTCCAGCACCTTGTTGACCCATTCCTTTGACTTGCTGTTGAATCTGATCTAGTGTACTAAGAGCTCCTTTACCATAAGTAGATTTCGTTTCACCTTTACTTCCTAATGCTCCAGAAGCAGCACTTGCAGCACCCATAATAAGCATCATTGTCATTGGATCCATTCAAACACCATTCCTTATGTATTCTACCACGATAAACCCACTATAGGCGGTCATATCTGTTGTCGTGGTTATCACGATTCTCTTGTTACTCATTGTAAAACTTATTTTACTGTTTCCTTCAGAAAAAAACGAGAAATAATCACCTGTTCCATTTACTGTATTGTCAGGATTTGTGCAAGGTTTGCTCGCTGAACCCCAAACATGGGTCGCAACAAATTGAGGAAGAATATCTATAATAGGAAATTTGGGAATGCTCGACAAAGTTAATATTAATGTTCCCACGTTGGGAAAACTCGGTATATAAGCTATTGTCTGAAAACCTGTTCTCACTGTCTGTGGAATCTTATAATACCATTTTTCCCCATTAAAACTTTCATTTGATTGAGCATATGTTCCAATCTTTTTGTCATTTACAACGTCCGAAATGATGTTCAGATTATCTGTGAGATAAGATTTAATTCTGTCATCTTCTTCAGGAAGATTATAAGTAGAAGGAAGAAAAGGAGTAAATAATTCTGAAGGATTCTGTGGAATACTCATACCAATCTACCACCTTTTTTGACTATCATCATCAATGAAATGATTTCTAAATCTGTTTGATTTATCGTAGGAACGGCCATTTGTCGGTCAGAAAGTGTGAATTGAAGTTGTACCGTCTGTGCTATGGCATCGCAATAAAGCCTATAAATCGTCTGTTCACCTTTACCGAATTGATATGGATTTGTAGAAGTCAAAACAACATTGCTCTGGAGATTGTCTGGAAGTGGAGTATTAACCACAGCATTACTACTATCTGCAAATACATTACATGTAAATTGACCATTTGCCGTTTCATTCGTGTAAAAATCAATCCTACTTAATCTGCTACGTTTGTTATCTTTAAAGAAATTAAAGATCTTAGTTTGAATATTGAAATTACTAACGACAGTGATTTGACCACCACCACTGTATGCACCTGTTGTGGATACTGGGATAATCGTTTGCAAGTCATTGTATCCTACCACGTAAATATTAACTTGAGTATTTGTGTAAGGGATACCGAAGGAGATAGAAAAGGCTCCTGTATCGTAATCAATTATTCCCAATCCATTAGGACCAGATAAAATTCCTTGATTATCTGTATAAAGATCATTTCCTATGTAAATTTTCACAGAATAAGGAATGATCGGCACAAAATCAATCTGGAAGCTATAAGAAAGTTCTGTACTTGTCGGTGAGGCATTTGGTGCAGTTCCTGGAGAAAATTGACTTATAGAGAATGTATTAAGAGTTAAAGGTGTTACTTTAAAACTTTTCCCATTTAATGTTGTTCCATCTGCATCGGTCGTTCCTGTAACTCCGCTTAATATTATCCATGAACCTAGTCTTAGATTGTGGTTAGCGCTTGTAATCGTTGATCCAAGAATTCCCGTTATTGATAAAGAAGGAGAGTTCTGAGAAGAATCCTGTTCCAATGCAAAAACATATCCTTGTTGATTGCCTGCGATAACCACTTCTTCAGAGAATGAATCTAGACCAGAATCCCAAGTTAAATCGTAAGTGCTCCAATTATCTGTCATATCTGCCCATGTTTGAGCAGCAGCAGCAGGATAAAAATAACCAAAACACGTGAAACTGTCGTCAAAATACGACCAGTTTTTTGTATCATAATTATAAACTAAAACCTTATCTGGGAATATACCATTTGGAACTTCTTCGCTAGGATAAGTCCAATAACAAAGTCTCGTTCTGAATGTTCGAATACCATAAATTCTTTCAAATCCATTGTTTTCAGCTCGTATATCAAAAACATCACTAGGAATTTTATCATCAAAACGAATGACATCATTTGTGTCAGATATGATTATTCCTCGATTTCCTACTGTCATTAAACCTTTATCGAATGGAATCGCGCTGAAAGTGCTATCTGAACCATATTCTATATTTGTACGTTCCCATACAAATGGATTTTGAGCGTTGTTTACAAAACGCAATCTCCATGTAGACCTCTCAAACTCTACAACTAGTATATCTTTTATAAATCCAGCACTAACAATTGCTTCATTTGTAGGAGCATCAAGAGCTGCTGCACCATTGAATAAATCATCCCTCATGGCCTCAGGATTAAAACCAACTTGAGACGGAGAATTAGGTGTAGGATTTGTATAAAAGGGGGTTCCCAAACTCGTCCATCTTGCTCTATTAGGAAAATTAAACACACCTTGGTCATTCCCCTCCCATGTGTTTAAAAACACAAGGTAACCACGATAGGCAAATATCAAGAGTGCGCCTGCTAATGCAAATGCAACATCAATAGGAGGATTATAATTAACCCAACTTTTACCAATTGGTGTTGTCACTCCTGCTATAACATTGCTAACGTTAGCGTAAAACCTAATCCCGTCTTGACCTGTTTTTGAACGGGTCGAAGATAAAACAATTCCTGGACTCACAGCTTCATCTGTAAATGCTCCTTTTCCGTCGATAGCCTTCACTGTAAATGGATTTCCAGCAACAGTGACTTGAGCCTGTCTTAAATTATTTAAAGATGTTCCACTATTAATGTTGAGGAAATAAACAATATCATTTACTTGAAAATTGTTACCTGCGGCTGTCACATTTGTTATAAAAGGTGGTCCTGCTGACCCTGCAAACAATGTTACAGCATATCCATGAAGTCCTGGAACATAATTTGTTTCCCAAAAAGCTAAGGCATAATTTGTAGTCCAAAAAAACTGATAGTTTGTCCCTGTCCATACAGTCGGCATTACACTTGGAAGAGGGATAAATGCACCAGCAGAAAATAAATAGGAATTTGTTAAATCAAATGCTATAAGTTCCTGTAAATTTATCCCAAAAAGCTCTCTAGTACGCAATCCCATTACAGGAGTACCATTAGCAAGATTTCCAAGTAGAGTATAACCGAGACGTCGTTTTATTCTTCCTCGCCATTGGTATGCATTATTCAAAACCTCAAAAGCATCTTCAGGAATAGCAAATGGCTTTACATCTTTTCTTAAACCATCATTTACCGGCCCTATAAGAAATGAATTTGTCGTCATTGTTTTGCTATTGCCAACCAAGTTAATGAATAATTCTGACCAGCCCCAGGAGATTGCATTGTGATGTCGAAAGTTGATGCTAGAACATTACTTACCATAATCGCACAGGGGATCGGTGTTCCAACTGTTGTCATGCTATTTGTATAAGCTATCGGGCATACAATCGATGTTGGTGTAGGACTTAATGTAATATTAAACACAAGATTTGCTGCGCTTGGAGCAACTCCAGTTATATTTTCAAAATATAAAACATATCCTCCTGGCAGGAAACTCTGATATTGCGGTCCTGCTGTATTTACAGCGTTATAAGTAAGTTGCATTGGACTATTGATTACATTCGCAATAAATTCAGGAATCTGCAAAAAAAGTTGTGGAGTTATCCCAAAAGCTGTTGATGTTGTGTTTTTTGAATAAATGACGTCATAATCATTCGTTACACCTGGATCTGATATCTGCAATTTCAATTTTATCGCTTCATGCTTACCTTGGTCAGCAATCGTTAAATCTCCGTGCTCTGTTCCGAAAATAGTATTAAACGAGGAAAAGTTCGTTTGTATTTTTGTCACTTGATTAGCTGGAGAATCGTTATCAACTGGTATATTCGGATTATAACTCATGTCTGTGTCACCACCATGTAATAAGAAGGAGGGACACCCACTGTTAAATTACCTGTAAAACCCACTTGCAGTTGTTTAGCTATTTGATTTTTTGTGTCCCACACAATATTAGCTATTCCTAAAGGAAACGCCAATACACCAATAGAGCAGAAATTAACGGATAAAATATTTTTTGATATGTAAGGATCTAATTCAAGAAAATCAACTTTATTCAATGTGTCGATTTCTCCAAAATACACTAATAAATTTCCGGGAAGAAATGTTATGAATGTCGTTTGTGTTCCTCCTCCAGAAAGTTTTTTATCATCTAAAGGATAAATTTGATAATTAGAATATTTAAATTCGGTTGCATTATTTTGATATCGCATTAAAGTCTGTATAGAGGTGAGATCCGATCCATTTACATTATAAGTGACAGGTCTAGTATAAACAGCTATCTCATCTAAATTCGTTTGAAAATTCTGTTTTTGTTGTGTCATTTGAACGATTGTATGTTCACCTATAGATGTTCCAGAATCCAGAGGAATATGATTTACTGCATATGAATCATAAAGAATACCGAAATTATTCAAAAACGGCACATCAGACGTGTTAAAACGATCTTTTGGCTGAGGTATGTTTGGATTATAAATTGGTGCACTCACGGTTTACCTATAGCAAAAAAATACATAAATGCAGCTGTTACACCAGTTTGAAAACGAATTGTAAAAGTATTTCCAGATAAATTTGTTGGAATCATCACTGTTAAAACATTATTTCCACGAGGAGATAAAGCGTTCGTTCCTACGTAAATTAATGTTGAAGCTGGTGTGAGAGTAACAACTTGTCCATTTGTTGGATTACTTATAAATCCAGCATAAATCATAAAGGGCCCTGCAACAAAACTAACAACCGATTGAGGAATACCTCCTGTATTTGGAGCAGTCATTTGTATAGGAGTTCCTGTACTTTGCGGTCTAAAAAAAATCTGAGGAACACTATTGACCAATTTGTTGTAAAACGCCACTTCATTTGCTGCTGTTACAGGATCTCCAGCCTGTTTAATCATTGTTAAAACTTTATGCATTCCTTCAAATGGTGATGGTGAATTTGCATCCGAATTTAAAGACATATGATTAATAGAAAAACCTGCATTTATAGCAGAAAAGTTAGTGAGAATTTGAGATTGAGATTGTGCTCTGGGGTCTGTAGATTGAGGTATAGCAGGATTGAACATATTTTATCCCGATGTACCGCTGTACTCAGTTCCCCAGAACCAGCTTGCAAGAGGTCTTCCTGGCTGACTAAATATTGTAGCCGCCCTCTGTGTCCCTAACTGTTTTAAAGTGCGTCTCTGAGCCAACTGTAGCTGTTCTTGCCATATAGGCATTAAATATGCCATTCCTTCTTCATCAGGAAAATCTGTATAAATTAATTTAGCAGCTCCTGCACAAATAAAAAGGTACCATTCGTCAAGTTCTGGATAACTATTATCAGTCAACAAAGCTAAAGGCTGCTGGCTAATCTGAAATTCTACATTATATACTTGTCGTGGACATGGTCTAAAAATAATTTGTTGATTATAGAAAATAACATCCGTTGGTCTTGATGATTGGTAGGGAACTACAGCAGAAAAAATATTAGCACTTGCTGGGATCGTTTGCGTTCCTGAAGGAGTAAAATTAAATACACCCGTCAAATAATTTATGTTTCCAACAATAATCCCAGTTGATTCTTCTACTAATTTACCAGCATCAGATCCAACTATTGGTTTATCAGTCAAAACATATGTAAACCCAGAAGTTGCATCTCCTGAATTGTCAAAAGCAGATATGTAAACCATTGCTTCAGTTACATTACCAAAAATATCCATCTGTGCTCTATAAAATGGCGTAGAAGGTATTTTTCCAGTATACGCTGTTGCTAATGATTTTCCACCAGTACCTACTTGCTGATTCACAGAAAGATTTGGCCAACGATTATAAAATGTTGTCTTATCTTGATAAAATCTTAGAATATATCCCTGACAATATACTGGTGGGCTTATTTGTATATTTCCTGGAGATGCAGTAGAAGTTTGTCCTGTTTCATTTCCAGGATTAGCTTCGTAAATGAAAGAATATGTATCTACGTTAGGAACTGTTGTGAGAATATATGGTTTTGTTAATTTTATATTTTTGAAATGTTCTGGAAGCATCAACGTCATAAAATTGTTGATGTAAGTGTCTATTTGTTCATCCGTCATCTGCTGAGTCGTGTAACGTGCAGACATGCGTCTTACAGTTGTTCTTAACTGTGAAAGTGGAATAGCCATCAAACTTCCCCGTTATTGTATATTACCCCCTCAAAACTATCTTGGTTGCCATAAGGTAAAGGTAAAGGAGGTAGATATTTACCGCTAGAATTAGGAATAATGCTTGGCGGCGTATACGCCCCTGGCAATGGCGAAGGGTATGCAAAAGGCGTATAATTACTTGAATCTACGTTAATACTTAAAGTATTATTTGTCACCGACAAAACCTGTAGATTTTGACCATTGAGTTGCACCATTCCAAATTGCGTCGGAATCAAAAAAGTGACATTCATCCCTGCTACATATCCATGATCTTTAACAGTAGTAACTACCATAGGAAAAGACTGGGTAATAGAAGCAATATCCTGCACTCTCAAGTTTTCTTGAACCTGAATCTGTGAATAGCCCGGATAATATATTACAGAGGTCATATTAATTGTTGCCTTAAATTCAATGGCCTGTTAATCTACCTTCATGAACGACTTCATAAAAGGCAAAGGTTCGGTAGGTATAGCAATATCCTACTATTCATTAAGAGGGATGGTTAGCATCCCACTAGAACCTTGTGATTACAATCTTATATTTGACGATGGCACAAAACTTCATACAGTAAAAGTAATTTCTTGTTCCTATAAGACAAAATATGGAGTTTACTCAGCTTCAATAAAAACATCCGGCGGTAATCAGCCTACTACTCAATCAAAAATATTTAATCCGAAATCATGTTCTACTGTATTTATTGTTACTGCTGAAATGCATCTTTACGAGATACCTTCTAATGTAATTCAATCCACTAGACAAATTTCTTTATGTAAATATCACGAATATAATGTTTCTATTATTCCGAGTTAGCTCAGCGGTAGAGCAGTGCGCTGTTAACGCATTGGCCGTAGGTTCGAATCCTACACTCGGAGTCCTTCATGTAAAGCGGCTTTACATGCAATTTTCTAAAAATTTACAGGCGTAAAGGCATATTTCTTATTGCTAGTATCAATATCATGGATTGCACTAGTAGGTGCATTTGGATCCATTAATCCTTGTTTCTGCGTGAAATGTGGAGTGTAGTAATGTTCATTAATTTGGTCGGCAAAACCCCTAGGAAGAGTATAAACTTTTCCATCTTCAAGCGTATACCATTTTACAGGATCATCTTCATATTTTAAGTAAGTCAGTTTTGCTGGCTGGCCTGGTGCACGTCTATTAATAAATTTACCAGTTACCATCACATTATCAGATGCTTTCTTTTTCTCAATCATATCAGCAGCAGCTTTTCCTGCTGTCGATCTGCTTTGCTGCTTCTTTACCAATATCATCTCATCAGCATCAACTTCACGCATAGGCAAAGCTTTTGATTGCTGTTTCTTTTCTTCCAATTCTAATTTTACAGCTTCAAGCTCTGCACGCGTACGATCAATTTCACTTTCCAAACTTTCCAATGTATTCACTTGATCTTCAGTATCAACAGCCATGACTACCTCTCGTTTTTCTTCCAACTGTATATTTTTTATTTTTTTATGTCTTCCCATTTTTACCTCATATAAGGGTGGGAACGACATGTCCCCACCCAATTCACATATTTCTATGAGAACGTTTGCGTACTTGTGATTGCACGCCACCACCAGAGATCAACGGTAGTCCCGATAATGCCCCCTGTAGTAGTTGTATCATCACCAGTTCCCGCACCAATTAGGATACCACGCGAACCAATGTTCTGCTTAGCAAAACTAAGCACGTTCTGGTTAGCATATGGCAATGGAGCCGGTGTAATCCCGAAGCCTTGGAAATTATTAATATTCCCTTCGCCTTGCGGTACCATCACAGGGAAAGTGAATGGATAACCAGAAGCAAGCGGCCAGTGTGTCGGGTTGCTTGCTGATCCGGAACTAGTAGCAAATACACCAAAACTTGTGCTATCCACTGCCAATGTGACAGTCTGAGTACCAACAGCATTATTAGCAGCAATAACAGTCGCCTGGAAAGGAAGACCGCTAATTGAGTTAGTAAGCTGAGGCACACCAAAAATGGATGGCATATCAAAGGTTACAACATCACCAACATAATAGTTTTGTTGAACCAATGTAGTGACAACCATTGGATTAGCATTAGTAATTTTGGCAATTACTCTATTTTCTGGGTATACACCTATTTCATCTGCTACATAGGCATTGCCTACTTTTTGGACAAAACCGACTGATGTTGTAGCACCAGTGCTGTCTAGCAATGTAGTAAATGTCGTACCACCACCACCAACAGCTGTTACAGTCATACGCAGCCCCCCAAATTGAGGTGCGCTTGTAAGACCATAAACACGTACATTATCCCCTACTTGCAATGTATGTCCGCCTGTCGTCCAAACTGTGGTTGTACCAGGAGAAAACGAAGTAATCGCAACTGCAGGATATGTAATAGGTGTGTAACTATTATAAATGGTAAAACCATTCTGAGGCAGGTAACCAATGGCCAAAGCAGCAACGTTCGCTTGTGTTGCTGAATAAGCCGCAATCGTCTCTTCAACAATCGCTGTCCCTTGTGTCAAAGCATTGTTGTAATACGCTTTAACAATCCTTGGAACTGTTGTAATGCCTGAAACACCTTGCGCTGTCACGTCCATTGCACTCAAATTAAACAATTCAAAACTGTTAATCTGCTGTTGCAATGGCAAGAAATAAGGAGTGGAAGCTACGTTCTTAAACGTGCCAGTAGTAACAAATGATAAACTCATGACTACCCCCTTATAATGCCACTTGGAGAGTGCAACGCAAGTTGACAATCCAAGATGTGTTAGTAATGTTAAACACCTGCGCCATCTTCCAACCAGCTGTTTGATACAATCTCAAGCGTGGCGATGCAATCTCTGGTGGTGCATAGATAAATTGAGCGGAATAACCGTCCAAATCAACCATGTCATATGATTCTTGACCAGGCAAGAATACGTTATATACATCTGCACCTTTTTCAGAAGCATTAGGCGTTACCGATCCAACTGAAGACAGAAGGAAACGAACGTTTCTTACTGTACCCCATTCGGATTGAAGCAGGTTAGACTGATTAGCGTAGTTAGCTACGTTAATAAATCCGACCATTTGGTCTAGATCTGCCGACAGATTCGTGTGGCCAAGGCCAAAGAATGCTGTACGAACTGGAGCTGTCAATTCTGTTACTTTTTATTGACCTATTTGATACAACTATCCATTGCTATCTAAGCAAAGTTGCTCACTCCCACCAGACCGGTACTTGTTGTGGGGCAGCTCTTCACTTTTCGCCTGATGAGTCATCTGACGAAACTCCTCGGAGTCGCGAAGCGCTACCAAGAAGAGTAGGTTGTAGCAGTGGCCGGTCATTTTTCAAATAGGCGGAGGGTCTTGTTATTCCCCTCTCACTGCCTTTATTTATTCGCAGTGTTCGGACTATCGCATCCTTGATGCAGTGATGACCATCTTTCTAACCCACAAATTTCACAAGGTGGATTAATTAAAATTCCTTCACTATCATACAAGGCTTCGGGACTTAGTCTCTCAGGCTGTGAATTAATTAAATCATATTCTTTTATAGATCTACTTTCATACATTGTGGCTAAACTTTTCCATTTTATTGCATATTGGACATTTAATGTTATTCCAATATCATTTCCGTGATCTCCGTTTTCACCACTACTTTCGTTCAATAAATATGCTTTTTTCATCACTTGCCCCTTGTTAACCTCCCACTTTACGCAGCGAGGCACTCCAAGTCAATCACCCAAAGTTTTAATTCGGCACACACTTTACCGAATTTCAATTCACCTTCGATCAAGTCCATAATGAACTGAGCGTTAGCCGTTCTCAATAACCGTACCGCTTTCGAGCAATCCAATGGGCTGATGTTTGTTGGGTTGTCCCACCCATCTATTACTTGTTGACTTAAACATTTTCAGTAGGTATACTATGCCTATGAAAAACACATTATCATATTTAGCAGGATATATTGACGGGGATGGTTGTTTCTTCCTTAAAAAGGAGACAAATCCTCTCAAATATCGAGCGTATATTGTTATTTCCTCTACTAATGAAGAGGTTCTTAAAACCTTTGAACTTTCTTTTGGGGGAAGCATATACGCTTGCACTCCTAGAAAAGAACACTGGAAAAGATCTTATCATTGGAATTGTAGAGGAAAATTTGCTTTGGAAATAACTAATGCAATGCTTGAATTTCTCACAGAAAAGAAGAGCGATGCTCTTATCTTCATAGATTATATTAAAACTTCTTGCAAAAACCACAAACAGGAATTGATTCAAAAAATGAAAAATAATAGAGATAAAATTAGAGAAATTAATGAATCTGTTGTTGAACAGATTAAACAAACAAAAACAATTGGAGTTTCTAACGAATTGGATTATCCTTATCTTGCTGGTTTTATTGACGCTGAATGCTGTCTGGGAGTCTCTAAATACAAGCCTAAAAACAAACCCAATTTTACATACAAAATCATCCTTCAATGTCAAAACACTAATCCTATCATTTTCTTTTGGCTTATGGAGAGATTCGGAGGAAGTATTTCGCATGTCAAACGCAATATTAAAAATCCTAATCATCGAGATCAAATAATCTGGAATATTAGTGCTGCTAAATTGGCTGACATACTTCCTAAGATCTTGCCTTTTTTGAGATCTAAAAAATCCGTTTGTGAAAAGCTTATTGAACTTCATAACACTAATATTCCAATAGGAATAAGCAGAAAAACACAAGAATTCAGAGATTCTTATGCTCTTGTACTTATCCAGAGGGATAAAATTGTTGATGATATTCATAAACTCAATTCCAAAGGTGTATAATGTTTAAGCGGGTAGTCATTTCTGCTACCTCTCCATATTACTATGGAGGCTGGACTATCGCATATGCTATTTACATAGCATCCTCAGGGTTTAGTCTCTCAGGCTGCGCATTACCGCTTGCCCCTTATTGTCCTTTGCTGTATACTTTACGCAGCAAGTGGGAGTTTTAAGTCAATTACCCAAGGTTTTAAAACGGCAACAATTCTACCGTTTGTACCACTTGTACAATTAATTGGTGGGGCACCTCCTTCCATCATTGACCTGGCTAGCTGATCCTCAGTCTCTCTTAATGACTGACCCAAAACGGATACAGCCGAATTTAAAACCGGGTCTTCGTTAATCAACATTACCTGTTCCTGAAGTATGATATAGGTGCCATACCAATCGATCCTGGCGTCTATGTCAAGTGCGGTAAGTTGCTGCGCTGGAGGATCTACGATACCGTTACCTAATGGTACAGGTGCAGTTTGCAAGTTTTGATATCTACGACGACGTAGAATATCGCCAGCTTGCTGATCCATCGTAATGGGATACATTCTGTTACTTTATGACCTAATGTTACATCGCATTACATTGCTCACATATAGGCGACCACCTCATTTCTGGGTGGTTCCCTGATTTTATTTATTGTCAGGGGTCGGACTATCACATATCATATTGTTATTATCATCAATATGATCCTCTGGGTTTAGTCTCTTACGGTGTGTTTTTGGTTTTTATTAAATCAATAAACATTTCATAAAGTTTATCTGTTCTTGCAGTTTGCTGTCTCATGTCTGCTATAATATCCCTATGTATGAAATATGCAGATCCTAAAACAGTAAATATGATCGATAAAGTTTGTATCCATTCCATAAATCCTCCATTTTTTCGGAAGATTATATCATGTTTATCGTTTATTTTCAAACACTTCCGCCATGTCACCCTGTCGGGCTTCCATGTCAATTACCAAAGGTTTTAAATGGGCTATCGTTAACCCATTGTAGTATGGATCAAGTCTGGCATAGGACGTGCAAGCAACTTCATCGAAAGCTGTTGTTGTACAGCTGGAGGAAGAATGCTTGTGGTTGTTGGACCTGACATTATTTATCTCCATGATTTTATCATAGAGACGAAGATTACTTACGAGCTGCTGCCAAAGTTTCTTTCCAAAGGGCATTACGCTGATCTTTGGACATCGTTGAATTGGACATTTTTGCCGCTGTTGTAACTGCTTCGGAACGGACTCCTAGGCTTCCTAACTTGGGCTTTCCTTCCTTTTCATCGACTCTTTGCTGTTCCTGAGAAACAGGCTGTTTTTTTGCGGTATTTTGTGCCTTATCGGCTTGATAACGCGCATCTTTTTTAATAAGATTATAGACCTTTCTCAAAGGATTGGCAGCTTTTTCGACAGCTTCTCGGTTGTCTTCGTCACTTTTGATATATTTTTCAATATTCTCAGCCGTGACGACCTCTTTGAAGTCAGGAAATTCCGTGGCAGTTTCCAAAATTGCAAGCTTTTGATCTTTTTCGATTAGTTTTTGCTCATAAGCAGATAGTTTTTTATTTACCTGATTAAAAGCTTTAACAAGTTTCTTTCCGTCGGGAAATTCTTCTTGTTCTAATTGTCTGAAATCAAAATCTTCTTCGGGTTGTGCTTGAGGGCGTTGCATTTGCTGTTGCATTTGCATTTGCTTCTCGTACATTTCCCTTTCTTTTTGGGCTTGCCATAGCTGACGTTCGAGGTCTTCTTTGGCTTTTCGAAGTTCTGCAAAACTTTCTTGCGGAGACTTCTTTTCATGGTTTTCAGCTGCCTGGTTGACCACTTCAGGTGCTTGGGTCTGTTCAGTTGAGTCCATTTTTTCCTTTGAGATTGGCGATATCTCGGTTTGCGCCAGTTTGAAGATTGCTTGGACTCGCGAAAATCCTTGCATATCTGATTGATGTATATCTAATATTTAAATTTGATACAACAATAAAACTTTAAGGTTACAGATGGGCGATGATATGGATAGTCTGAAATATTTTATGGCTTCAGAGAAGATGGTGAACTTGATATTTATTGTTGAACAGACTTTAGAATTTATGAATGAATATTCTATTAAGCCTGACGATGAAGTAAGAAAGGCTTTGATACCGATTATAGATGATTTAAAGAAGTGGCTTGGTTAAGCAATATATTCTATTTTTTTGCTTAAATTATATTTATCATACGATTCTTTATCTAGGATATAATCGGATGTTTTTTCCAATGTATCATTAACATATTTTTTAAGAAGTCTTACATATTCCACATTAAATTTGTGAGGATTTTTTAAGATAAATGCAAGAGTTTCTTTATTTGGAATACACCATTCAAAATCTACTTTACAATAATTTGTAACAGAATAAAGATAATGATCTTGTCCTTGATATGGACTAGGACGGGTAATTCTATTATGGCAATGGATGTGAATATTATTGTTTGAATAAGGTTCTTTGGTAGCCCACAAATGAATATAGAAATTTTTTATTGGATTTTTTTCATATTGCTCTTGAACAGCTTCATCTATTTTGTCTTTAAAAGCCTTAAATAGACCTGGAGTAGCTTCACCTATTTCCATTCTATCAGTTACATTTCGAGCTTGTAGCATCAGCTCGCCGTATTTTTTGTCGCTATTCTTTACCATATTTCTCTAGTTTTGGGAATTCACGTGGTTCGTCTGATATTTTCTGTATTTCCAAATATTCATAATGATCATGTTTTCCATCATTTAAATATTCAAAAGCAATCCATCCTTTTTCTAGATCAATCCATAGTAATTTTCTTTCCATTACGCATTCTTCATCTTTGCGCCGCCCATATAAAGGCTGCGATTAGAATGGCTTGAACCCTGTTGAGGCTTATTGATGTAGCCTGTCTGCATCTTGTGCAGTTGAGGGAGCTTTTTTATCTTCGGAGGTATCATTGTCATTTTTCAATCCTGAATTTATGCAATAAATCTATAATTTCACTTAAAACTTGATAACAACCTACATCATCATGGTAACATAAATAACCACTATCAAATATTATTTTATATAATGGTTCCCATAATTCTTTTGGTAATTTGTTACGTTGATGTGTATGAGGATCATATTTTGGATCAAAACTCATTTATGCACCATGTTTTTTCATCTGCATTCATCGCTATTTCAAACATATCTTCAAGATCCAAACCTAAATCTATCATTAAATCGTGCTGTTCTTCAGCAGTAAGATTCTTATTTAAGCATATTTCTAAAGCTGTTTTTCTGTTTTTTTTCATTGTTAACTCCTTCGTAATATCATAAGTGTTAGTGATTTACGATTTAATGTCAACTTTATTTCATATGTTTACGCATATGCGCATGCGCTTCTTTTAATTGTTTTGTAATAATTTGCTTACATGATAAATGTGATCCTCAATACAACTCAGAATTGTAGAATCCTCATCAAATGTCTGCCGATAGTCTCTTATATCTTCTGCTATTATTTGAAGTTCTTTAATAGCCATTCCTTGTCTTTCACATACTTTTACAAAATATTTTATCTCATTTGTATCAAAACGCATCACCCACCATGTTTCTTCATGTGTTCATTAGCTTTAGCAAGGTCTTCTTTAGAATGTTTTTGGGTCCCTGTTCCTTTTTTAAGGCCAGCGTTTTTCCCTCGTGTGATAACACCTTTTCCATGAACCATTTCTCTATTTTTCTTTCTAATTGCTTTAAGCTTTTCTGCTTCTCCAGGGCGTTTATTAAATTCTTTCATATCGGCTTTGGCTTCTTTTTTAGACATCGGCTTATGTTCCATATTAATTCTCTCTTTGCTTGTTAGCTTAAGTTCTTTTTGCTTGCTGGTGCGCCGTCAGTACCCTGACGATTATAACTCTCCTGCAATGGCAATGGAGGCTTTCCGCCTGGAGGAGTAAATCTTGGTCTTGTATCGCTTAAGTTTTTATTCTTTGGCACCATCGGCTTGGATTGTGCACCTATGATTGGTATACGTGGCATGATTTGTCCTTTTTAAAATAGCAAACTGGCAATTGCTGCCGCCTTATTCATCTTATTTTGCATATAAGATCGGTTTGTCGGTACATCTACCAACTGAGAATGTCTTCCCCAACCTACACGAATTACGAATCAAACGTATCCAGTTTGCTAAAAATTATTTGTTAGCCATTTTTTCACGTGTGTATGGACGTTTTGCCAATGATGCTTCATCATGACGATCAATCTTTTCACGTACTTTCTCATATGAATTAGATGCACCGGCAGGTGGCTTTGGATCATGATTTTCTTTAATCTTAGAATAATCTGGACCACTATTTCCATGACCTTCACGACCACCCATAGATGTGTTTTTATGGCTATGTGACATAATTTTACCTTTTATTTGATTGTTGTACAACGTTTTCATCTTGCCTGTTTTGAATATTTTCTATCAAAGTAAATACTTTAACAAAGTCATCAATATGCATTGACTCTACTTCTTTAGCAGCTTTCACTTTGTCAAGAACGGCAAGAGATTTCATATGCTCGGATTCATTCTGTTTTGTAACGATTTCGTATTGTTCGAGACGTCCGCGCATTTCTCGTTCAGCAGCAAGACTACGATCTGATTGAGCTTTTGATTGTAGAGATTCGTTGACGATTTGTTGATTCTCCATTTGAAGCTTGGCCATCTGCTCTTGCTGTTGAGCTTGTTGTTGTTGTTGTTGTTGAATAGATTCCATAAGCTTATCTTTATCTTGGATATCAAGATCAACCAAAACCTGATCTGGAGGTATTGGGAAGCCATCTTTCCACAAGAAATATCGTTCACGGAAGGCGAGTTGTCTTGATGTATCTGTGAGAGGTGCGCGTGAGACGACTGCATCGTATTTCTGGAATGATTTGTCACGGAATTCATTTGTAGGCTCCTCCTCGATCATTCTTCTAACTTTACCAAGGGTATAATTCTTTTGGATAATAGCCCAATGTAAACGGCCAGCATTAGATTGGGACAAATCAAGATTGTCGAACAATTCTTGAAGAGTGGTAAGTGCAGCGCCTTGACGAAGTTGTTCGGTGATTCCCACATCAGAATCTTCCGCTTGGCCCAATAGCTCCGGCGTGACACCTGCATTTGATTGAATATCCTGTTTAAGCATTTCTGTGACTTGGAAATTAGCCGGATTTATATTAGCTCCAGGCTTATCCATGATAGATTGTAGTCGACCTTTCTTAAAGAATCTTACTTTACCTGGTCCGACTTTGAATGCGTCATTGTCGTCGATAAGTGCATCTTCTTCCACATCCACTCCAGAAAATTGAGCGGCGAGTAAGTCCATCTCCAATTGCTTTCTGTAGTTATAAAGGTATTGAGGGTCTCTGATGTTCCTGATAATGCCTTGATACCTAAAACTATAATTGTTGTTTGCAAGGTCATGGTAGCCCACAAAAGGAGTGAAAGGATAGTAGTCAATACCCAAAGGATTGGGGCCATCATAAAAGCAAACATTATTAACAATAATCGCAAGATGTACAGTTGGCACCTTCTCTTTGACTATAACTATTTGAGGAAATTGGGCCTTCAGATGTGCCATTTCCTCTTTATTAAAGTCTACTTCCGTTGATTCATAGGTCTGTGGGTCAACTATAAATGTTCCCATTCGTTCAGTCAAATGCCAATATTCATCATAAGCAAGAAAATCTTTTCTGCGTATGTTGTATTGTTGAGGCATAAATGTGAATTTTGTATCGAAATAAGCCTGATCATTAAGCATATCTACATCATTAGCACGACCAGGGAGTAACTGCTTGACTTGATCTTTATGAAGATATTTACGCGTTCTGATGAATTGGCAATCTGATAGATCCATTTCACGCCAAAAAGCGTCCATCATTACCATGTCAGCGGAGAAACATTCTGTCTTAAGATCGCCACAAATAGGATCACGTCTATAATCTATCCAAGAATGCATTAAAGATAAACCAGTAATACCAGCAGCCTCTTTGAAGCAATTAGAGATGGTATTATAGGTGTTGTCTTGAGAATAGGCCGATTGAATAACTTTAGTAGCTTGAGAAGCAGTTTGAGAACTAGAACCATGCACAGGGATCATCTTTGTCCCTTTCCGGTGCTGTCTCTGTCGACCGCATACCATATTCACAACAGGCATTGATACGTTAAAGACATACTTCTGATGTTCGTAATTTAGACCGGAATAAAGATTGAGATAACGTTGGTCACCAAGATATACTTTTCTATCAATGAGTTGTTCCCAGAAAAATAATTGCCAAGCGGATAAGTTTTGTTGGTATCTTTCGTCAGCTTCCTTTACTATATCTGGACGACCATCCGTGTAGAAATTATTATACACATTAGAAACAACTTGAGATCTTTCCAGCATTCCGCTCGTCACATTTCACCTCTTATCAATTTAAAAATAACAATAGCAGATTCACTGAAATAAGAGGAAGAGTCAACCTTTCGATATTGGTGTAATAAGAACAAGAACTTAACAGAAAATATTGAGAATTATCCGAAAACAGATGTCTTTGGTGTCAACGTCTGATAATATAGCTTAAGTAGACTTATATTGGTGATTTCTCAGTATTAATTATTTCAAAAAGCTTCACAGCCTCTAAATGTGTCAACTTAAATTTTTGTTGCAAAAATGTCACAGATATACGTCCATGAATGGATAAATATTCACGACATTTGTCAAGCATTTCTTTTTTCATGATCCTCAAATTTAATCGGATTTACATCATGCCCAATATTTTTAACTTCTTCTTTGGATATATATTGATGTTCTAAAATCAAAGGATTTTCAAAACATTCTTTGCAGACACTTCCATCGCTTTTTATTCTTTGCCATCCATCTTTTATACCATATCTTGAATCATATTCGCAGAAAAATAATTTACAACACCCTTCCTTTATAGGCATTCTTCCCTCCAATTATCCGTATACATCACTTCAAGATCTTCTTTTAACTTTTCGGCTTGTGCTTCGTAGAAATCGATCATCTTCTATATGAATATGGTTGGTTTGTGTTTCCAGTAAATCCTTGTTGCGGTCCTAATCTAGGTTGCGTTTTAGGTCACTTTCTCTAATCGTGATTCCTTCGCATTTATCATATTCACCACAATATCTCCATTCAAATTCAATAATTATTTTCAAATACATTGATGAATATTGAGCTAATGCACTCATCATTGTAGCAGGAATTTCGCCAAATTGTTCATCAATTATTTTCACATCATAAGTATCTCTCTGAAGCCTTCTTAATAGATATTTTTTCCATGAATTAAGATAGGATCTTGCTTCATCTTTTTCTCTTTCATCTCTAATAAGAGCATATTCACCAAACAACTTTAAAATTCTTTCTTTAGTGGGATGTTCCATATTTATCTTCTATTTGAATAAGGTTGGTTGTTTCCAGTAAATGGAGTCTGTGGCCCCAATCTTGGCATCGGCTTAGGTCCATAACCAGCAACAGTTTTCATTTGCATTAGCTTCTCTGGTGTTAAAGATCCCGGACCTCTTCCAAAATGAATACGAGCATTAGCCATCATTCTGACGGAATCTGCACAATGGCTAGTCCAATCATGTTTTGGGGAATCGGAATAACTTTGATTTTTTTCGTTATATTGTTTGTGATAATTTTCTAGACACTTGATTAAATGTTTACATCTTGTCTGATCTATATAGACAGTTGATAACATGGCTCTGACTGCTTCTATACCAATTTGTATATCTGTTTCACGTTCCAGAACCACTGTTTTGATTCCTTGTTCCCAAGCCACATCTTGAAGCGTACGTCCTGTTTGTATGCTTCCTGAGCCTGCGTCATGAGGTAAATAATGTGTTCCATAAACATATGGTTTGTTCTGTAAGATTTTAGCATAATGCGCTATCCCCTCTCCTTGTGCTTCGTAGAAGTCGATAATTCTGAGTTCACCACCGATCTCTTGCCAGAATGTGATACTTGTACTATCGCCATAGCCAATATCCCAAGCAGTATGCACAGGACTACGAGTTTCGTAAGAAATATTACAAATTCGCTTTTCATCTCTGGCTCGTTCGATAAGTCTCCCATAATATGAACCTTCTACACCCCTATTGAAGCTGCAATAATATTCTTGTTCAATGAGTTCTTCAGAAACACCTTCTTTACGTATCTGTGCAATATCATCATCATTTAAAACTCCAGTATCTCGAATAGAAAGTATCTCACAATACCATTTAGGATCATTTCTAGCCATATTTACAAGATCAAAGAAATGATTTTTACCTCTAGGAGTGGAGATGAAGAGAGCGTATCCTTTATTAACATCGAGAATAGGACGAAGATAGTCCCATGCAGCGGGAGATTGAATAGCATATTCCGAGAAGATGATTATTTTAGGGTTTGTACCGACAAGACTATCAATATTATCAGAACCAATAAGCTGATAAAGAGAGCCATTTGTAAACCTTATTTTCATTTCCTGTCCGTTTTTCGACTCTATTAATTCGGAAGGAATATAATCAAGTAAACGTTTTGAATCGTTTGTAGAGCTATCCCAGATGACTTTTTTTGCTTGGTTATAAGTAGGAAGAATATGAAATGCAGTCCAACCTGGATTAAGCAATAGCTGCATGATACACCAGTTAAAAGCTAGTATGTCTTTACCAGCTCTACGGTGTGCAACGAATACAGCGCGCTTTATACCGCTATTTAGAGCCTTTATCAGGGGAATTTGATATGGACGAGGCTGAAAGGTTAAGGCCAGCGGCAAGGTCATGAGGAACCGTAATGTAGTAAGTGGATTGTTTAGTGCCCTCTTCATCTTTTCTCAATGAAGATTCAAATTTCTTTTCATCGCGTATGTCATGTTTAATATCGTAATCGTAGTGATGCAGAGTGCCTCTATATGTTGAATCACTAATAGTTAACTGAGAATTTGGTTGTGTACACTTTAATCTATTAATTCCAATTAATTCTTTAGCTTTTCTGTACAACTGGCGAAATTCTATATCTATTTCACACCAAGTAATCATAGTATCTGAAGACATTCCAATAGTTTTTGCAAAGTGAGGAACAGTTACACAAGTTGGATTTTCTTCAGCATATTTAATGAAAGCTTCACCAACGCTTATTCTATCTGGAGTAGGTCTACCTGCAGTCATTGAATCACCATATTTGTTCGAATTGCAACTTCTTCTGGTTCGCCAACGAAATTTTGTTTGGCTTCCATGATACATTTAATAATTTCAGGATCATCAGGAGACATAGAATAAGCAACATACATAATAAATTTTTGTCTGTAAGTTCTTTCTGAATCTTTAAGAATGACGGTAAGCTCAGACATGATATATATACTTATATAAGGTTATAGGAGAAGAACGTTATAACTTCACAGTATTAAATATTTAAATATCAGTCAAGAGGTAGGTTTTTTAATTTTTTTGAGAGGTTTTATAGAAGGAAGCAAAGAAGGTTTTATTTTTGATTCGAGAACATACATACGAGATTTAAGCGTTTCGAAATCATTAATGAGTTGTTCGATAACACTTTCGAGGCGTTTAATGATACGAATGGAATCGCTAATTTCTGAAGAAAAATGATGGAGTTGAATCCGATTTGATTCAGCAGCTGTAAGAATCTTTTTAATTTGATCGCGATCGTTTTTTGAAAAAAACATGATGACATTATGTTATAGATTGAGCGAAAGGAATGATCTCTTGAATCTTAATTCTGTTATTTTTCTCTATATTCTGGAAAAGTTTTTTGTGTTTGTAACATATTTCAGTGTCGATTTTCGAGATTAAAATAGACTCTATAAAGTATTTAAGAGGGTTTTTATGCCATTGTATTTTTTCGTCATTGGAAAGGTCAAGTTTATCAATATTCATCGAATTGTAAAGGTTTGACAGAGTGAGATTAAGCATGTCTTCCGATTCAAACTTATATTTATTTAAGACGCCAAGAGGTGGAAATAGGCGAAGGATGTAATAATATTTCATAAAACCTTATCAAATAAAACGACGGCTAGGACCAAACCTAGCCGCCACCAAACAACGAAAAAAAAGCTATGGAATTTGTTTAATTTTAGATGTAAAGTATTTCTTTTTTTTATGCAAGAAAGATTTATTTTTACACTTTAAGAAGGTTGTAATTTTTAAGATATTTCTTAAATATTATTTTTTAACCATTTAGAATTGGTAAGGGATATTTTTTCTGTTTTTGAAAGTGAACCGTATTTTTTTCGACAAATAGAATCGCAATAACTGTTGCCTGTTTTTGGTTTAGGAATGGGTGTGGAACAGAAAAGGCAATGATAGTTTGATGGAATTTTCATTGTAAAGCGGCTTTACTTGGAGATGACTTTGATTTCGATAGGATAAAGATCTTCGACTTGTTTTTTCTTTAGGATGAACATAGGGGTTGATAAACCTTTTACGTCGATCCATTCGATATCGCCATTAGAGTAGAAAACGGCATAATCTAGGACGTAACGTGTGTTACCTGGTAGGTGGAAAGGTAATTGCCTTAAGAAGAACAAAACTTCACCAGCAGCCTGTAATAGCTTTAGCTTTGAATAAAACGAAGCCTCAAGCTTTGAAGAGAATTTGATGCCATCCTTTTCAGTGCGTTTAGCATTGAACTTATGTTTTCGTACTTTTAGCATTTTTTTTTGTTTCCCTAAATTTACGCATATTGAGACTATCGGCAACATAAGTACATAAAGGGGAACAATAGAATTTCTTGCCAAAATATTCAAATTCTTTTTTACACATTAGGCATATTTTATTCTTTTTTTTTCTTGGGCTGTGGATAAGGCAATATTTTTTTCTTCTGGAAATATAACAATCGATAGAACAAATGGAAGTCTTTCCTTTTTTGGGGAAAGACTTACCGCATTGAGAGCAGGTGGATAAATCTGTCAAAATGGCAATTCCTCATCTTTTTCTTGTTTAGCAGGCTGAGGAGCAGCTTTCGGATAATCAAAAGCTGAAGGAGATGCATTAGGATTTGGACGGCTGTTAAGTTTGTTAACATTATCTCGGATGAAATTCAGAAGAAGAGTTGATTTCATTCTGCTATCAGTTTCGAATCCTTCGTAATATTTTTTCATTCCTGCAAGGTCGGTTTCAGAGATTGAAGGTGGAGCGAAATATTGTCCGGAACCGTCTTTCTTTTGCATGTGGCGGAAGCGCATAATCCAATCGTTAACGAGAATGACGGCGATGCCAAGTTGGAGGTTGTCATTTGGTGTTTTAATGTAATCAATAAATTGATAATCGTTCATGAGTTCCTATAAGTTTAAAATATTTATTTGTTTTGAATAAGCTTTTGGAAATGGCCGCATTGGAAGAAGTGAAATAATGTAAAACTCGCCATTTGCCTTTAAATGATCTATTTTCTGTAAAACGTCTCTAGACATCTAAGTTTTCCTTTTTAAGCTTGTAGCCCTGTTTATGTGCGAATTAGAGCTATTCCTGTTAATCATCACAACTTTCCAACTCATCAATCAGCTTATTTAGCAAATCTAAGTCAATCATCGTTTGATCTTCGAGACATTCACCCCATTGGATGAGGATTTCAATTTCGTCGGCAGAGAGATCAATTTTCATAATTTTTCCTTTTCGATCAGGTTAAACAATGGTAAATTATTTGGCAATTGTTTTTAACTTGCAATATCTTTTTTTAATTTTTGATATTCCTGCATTTTTATAGATTCTTTTAATAACCATCGATCTGGAATTTTTAGATTTTTCTGGTTAGGTTCGCGATCTTTAAATAATTTTAAAACTTCTTGAACAGCATAAGGCGAAGAAGACTTAACAGCTTCGCTTATTCCAAGCTCAGAAAAAGGCATTTTAGCATTGAGAGAAGCTTGAATAAGATTTAGGATTTTTTTTATTTCTTCAGTACCGACCCTCCATCCATCTTTTTCTAAATATGAACCGGAGGGAGGGATGTTCTTCTTAAAAGGGTTCTTCTTAAAGGGTTCTTCTTTGTGTGACGTTTCTGGACTAGGGTGGTGACGATTCTGGACTACCCCTGGTGTCAATTCTGGACTAGGTAGTCCAAATTCTGGACTACCTTTAATTTTATTTTTAAAGTATTCGTAATTATCAGGCCAAATGTCTACAATAGTCAAAAGATTTGTATCTTGATCTCCATGTTCAGTATATCTAGATTTACAGATTATGAGAGGTTTTTTTAATATTGGATTAACTTGACAAAGTTTAGGAATTATAATGAAAAGAGTGGCTCGACCAACCCCCGCAGAAGAACATAATTTTGGATATGATTTTGTACATTCACCTTTATCTCCAGCAGCTCGTTTTATAGCGCAATAAACTGAAATCTCATTACATTTCAAACCAATCTCGAAGATTATATTCGGTAATTCTGTTCTGTAAATATGGTTTGAAGAATTATCTTTGATAGTAAAATCAGACATATGAGCGCGCCTTTTTAACAATTTTAAGGTCAACGCTTGAGTGAAATTCTCGGAATTGGTATAGTGGGGATAGTCAGTCCCACTTGCTTCACACAAGCATACGAACAGCCGACCCCGCAAAGGTCGGCTGTGTCATTTCTATACTCTACGCTTCATCTGGTTTAAACTCAATCAAAGTTCTCTCGCAATTACCAGAGCAGCATATTTCCGTTGTTCCATCATCAAGCGCGATTATTCTTGGCCGAGCGAGTAGCATTTCAAGACCTTCTTCATGTGTATAAATGTAGCCGTACAATTCCAAAAATCTTAGCATTTCTGAAAAATATGGTTCATAGAATGCAATGGAATCATGATGTTGAAGATAGTACTCACAAATCATTATGTATACGTCGCAAACTACCCCGTAATTATTAACTTTTTGATAACAAGAAGGGCAAAGCATTTGCATGTAAGTAATTAATTTAAATATAGTTGTGGTAGGAAATTCGCGCTTGAAGTATCATGGAAGGCGGAAATTTCCTAATAATTCAATTTTCGTGTGTTCGGTTACAGCCGGACACACGCCTTTTTCTTATATTCACTATTTTTTTTTAGATCAACCACAAAACATTTGCGCTAATGTGTTCAGAGCGTTAATTTGAGTTTGAGGTGAACCATGAAAAAAGTATTAGAAGAGTTAATCTATGCTTTCGAGAACAGCCTAGAATTTCGAGTTTTTGTGTTAACATTTGGGTTTATTTTCATAATGTTTCTTATCTGTATTTATTTTCTTATTTGCATTCAATGAAGCCTTATAAAGATCTTCAAGTGTGATCTTGTGTTTTGAAGCTATGCAAATTTTCATTGCCGTTGATAATTTTATGTCAGCTCCATTCAACATTTTAAATATTGTCGATTGAGTTACTTTAGAGCGTCTAGACAATGTCGCTTGTGTCATACCAGAATCGTCTAAAAATTCCCTTAAATCCATAATTATTTTCCTTTTGTGAGTTTATTTTCTTGCTTTACTTATTCTTTAAGTGTTATATTTACGGATTAAAGTACACAAAACGCGGATTGTCCGCAAGGAGTTTTAAATGACATCAGTATCAGAAGCTATCGAAAATCTTCGCAACGCCTATTCAATTTTAGAGGAGCATGTCAATAACCCACAAAATTTCAATTCAGATTATGCGAATGATTTTGAAATAATATCTTGGGAGCTTTACAAACATATGAACGATATAAAATATATTTCTAATCGGTATGGAGTCCTATGAATCAGCAACTTTATAATCAGATTGCCGATAATTTTTACGAGATCGTTGAAGAACTTTACAACTCTAAAAATGCGATCTCGGAAGAAAGAATAAATTTTAATGTAGAACAACTCTGCAACACATTTGGAATAGACACGGATATTTTAAAAGATGGTCTTTGCGTTAAGCATAAAAATAAAAGGTATATTTATGAATCTACATAGTGAACAAATCAATGAAATCTCTACTGCTTTATCTAAGGCACAAGGGGAAATTAAAGCGGCTCAGAAAGATGGAACTAATCCTCATTTTAAGTCTAAGTTCAGTACTTTACATAGTCATTGGGAAGCTTGTCGTCCGATCTTGTCTAAAAACGGATTAGCGGTCACTCAGTTAGCAAATATGCTAGAAGATGGACGAGATGTGCTTGTGACCATTTTATCGCATTCTAGCGGCCAATGGTTCAAGTCTTCGATGGTTCTTAAACCTGTAAAAAACGATCCGCAAGGAATGGGATCTTGTTTGTCATATGCTAGGCGTTATATGTTATCTGCCATCGTAGGCACAACATCCGATGACGATGATGATGATGCGGAGGCTGCTTCCGGTCGTGGTAAAGATACTAAACCTGTACCTAAGCCTGCTAAAGTAGAAGCATCCCCAGAAGCTATAAAAATAGTCGATGCTAATCAAGCTCTTGAATTATTGACCTTGAGATTGAAGCTTGATAGTCCTGATAGGAAATTGTTTGACGATTGGGTTGTGAAAACCTATATGATTAACTCACTTGAATATCTTCCAGAATCAGGATATGACAAAGTTTTGCTAATTCTGAGAAAGAAGGTGCCTAATGAAGATAATTAATATGTCTCAAGACACTCCTGAATGGTTGGCATGGCGTCGTAGTTGTGTGACGGCAACAGACGCCAGCGTCATTATGGGTGTTAATCCTTATTGCAAGATTGATAAGCTCCGACTAAAAAAGTTGGGGCTTCTTCCTGAAGAGGAAGTTAATCAATTTATGCAAAGAGGTAAAAATCTTGAACCTGAAGCCCGTAATAAATTTAATAAAGATAATGCAATGGATATGGTTCCGATGATTGTTGAATCGTCGGAACATCCATTTTTAGGAGCTTCTCTTGATGGTTTTTATAAAATTGCTGATGACACATCATTTATTTTAGAAGTCAAATGCCCAATGAAGAATAGTATGGATGAAGCAAAATCTGGTATTGTAAAGCCGCTTTACATTGCTCAAATGCAGCACCAATTGCTTGTCACAGGTACAGACATATGCTATTACTATTGCTACGATGGATCAGAAGGTCATACAATCGAAGTATACCCTGACAAAGAATGGCAATCTGAATACTTGCCAAAAGCAGAAGAGTTTTGGATGAGTTTGATATTTTACAAGGAATAACATGAAACTTATACATTTATCCGCATTGGCGCTTTTAACAAGCTGTACTTTTAGTGTAAATCTCGTCCATACTGAAGGTTCGGCTTCTGATGTTGTAGATGAAAATCAAAGAGCTGATCCCGATGTAAATACATCACTAGAAATTCCAGCTCATATATAGATTTTCGTGAGATTTGGAAATGAAATAATCGTTATACATAAAATTTAACGATTTTTGAGCACATCCATCCGAAAAGTGGAAGCTGTTTGTATTTGCATTCGCAATGTTTAACATGTTTATCGCAACCTTTACATTGTTCCATAATTTTACCTTTTAAATAAAAAACCCATATTGAGGTTAATCAATATAGGTTTTTTACTCTTCGAGGTCAATCAAAGATAACTTTTAGACTATTTTTTCTTCATTTTATCATATTTTTCTATTTTTTTGTCATGTTTCTTATCTTCTTTTAACAATGATTTTGTGCCTTTGAGAAGCTGTTTTTCTTTTGATTCTAATTTTTTAATTTTTTTGTCCATTTTATTTACCTTTTTTCTTTGGAATCTTAGCACCAGCCTTACGAGCTGTAGAAAGAGCAATTGCTATCGCTTGTTTCTGAGGTTTGCCATGTTCCATTTCAGTTTTTATATTTTTTGATACCGCTTTTTTTGATTTACCTTTATCTAATGGCATTTTAGAGTGTTCCTAAACGAGGTTATATGAAATATTTATTTGTCGCTTTAATGTGTATCTCATCTTTTCTTTTTTCAAAAGAATATAAGTATGATTTATCCATTTGTACCATGTACAGAAGAAAATTTAAAAAAATGAAAAGGATATTTAATGACGTTTATGACGACATGTTAAGCGACAAGCATAGATGAAATTCTTCTATCTTTATAAAGATAAATTGAATATTTAACCCATTAGAAATCCCGACATCATAGTGGAAGCGCCTTCAGTTGTACTTAATATATCGACAACTTTGCTTCCTCCAGTAACAGAAAGCGTTACGGTATAAGTATCCGCGGCATCCAAATCTGCTAATACTGATCCAGTAATTTGAATACTTCCAAAATTATTAGCAACGTTTGCAGCATTTGCTGTATAAATTAGATAAGTTCTGTTAGATGTTACCATGCTTACGGTAACATTTACTAGACCTGCAACAACTCCACCCACAGCTACAGCACATGTAAGCATATATCGACCAGTAACGGGCGCTGTGAAAGTACCTGTTGCAAAATTATTTGCCTGATCGAATATTTTTGTTAATGCTGTCGTTGTTCCAAGCGTGAAGACGGTTCCATCTCCAGTAACATTTGAAACTTGAGTTGGCAGAATGGCTAAAAAAGCAGGTTGATTCTGACTTTTCCATTTACCAAGATTCATGAAATTGGCATTTTGAGTTGTTGTATTGATTACACTAGAAGAACCTGAAAATGCAATACCGGAAATAACAATAGTTCCAGCTCCTGTTATAGCATTCGTATTTGTGCTTGAAACATCACAAAGGGTTAAAGTCAATGTAGCATTAACACTAACGCTAATAGCACTAGATGAACCACCTGAAAATCTACATTCAGATAATATATTGTTTGATGATGATGCTCCATGAGTAATGCATGTAACACCTAAACCCATGTTAACATACAACATATTTAAAACGCCAGTTGATGACGTTGTAATAGCAAAAGCTATTGTACTATATCTTATGCTGACAGTACCACCAGAAATTGTCGATGTTCCAATATTATTAGTATCGTGATAAAGAAAAAATAAATTCAATGTTCCTGCGCTAACGTCAAAGAAAGCATTTGTATTTGTAAAATTTACACCTACGCAATGAAGCAAATCAAGCGTTGCATTTGCATTGGATAAACTTATTCCTGTTGCTGTTGTAACAATCACTTCGCAGTTTATTAAATTTAAACTTGTCGCATTTGATCCTGAACATGTAATTACGTTTGCTGAATTAGTATTTTCCAGATTTATTCCAGATATGTTAACGATTCCTGTATATGTAGCTGTTAATGTTCCGTTAATTACAACGTTCCCAAAAAAAATTCCATCGCATGTATAAGATGTTAAATTAACCCCGGCTTTGAGTGAAAGGTTCTCTATAAATGTCCCGGGCATTATAAAAATCGTATCGCCTGCTGATGCGCTTGTAATTGCTGTGGCTATGGTCGTGTGCGTGCCTTCACCGGCTACCGTAGAAACTACCCATTTTGCAGGGCTATAAAAATTGATTGCATTGGCTTGAACCATTAGATTTTAATCCTTTTCTTAACGATTTATTATGCAGATAATGTCCAAGATCCTATTGAAGATACTGCGTAGAAGAACCCATCTGTTGCATTAAATCTCAAAGTTAAACTATCGCCTATTGCAGTACTTGTAGCTGAACCTGCTGCTCCAGTTATAGAAGCACCAACACGTATTTTTTGAGCAGTAACTGACTGAATAATTAAGGCCCCAGCAGTGGTGCAAACAAAAATGAAGAGATCTCCATCTGCCAACCCAGCGGACGCAGGAAGTGTGCGTGTTACTGCTGCAGTAACGAATTCACCGGTATTAAGGGAAGATGTAGCACTGGCACCAACTTGAGAGAATGGAGGGCTTTTAACGGTTAGTGTAGATCCTGATCCTGATGTTTTAGATCCAGAAAGTCCTAGAATATTCCAATTTCCGAGTAATGGACTAAGCGCACCTCCTGAATCACCAGTAATTTTTTCACCGATTCCAGATCCATTAACGGAAACAAAACCATTTGCATCACATGTAAATCGCGCACTATCAAAATTAGCTAAACCTATTTTGTTTCCGTCACTAGCTGCCAATGCTTGACTTATTTGCACTTGTAAAGCCATTGTATTGACTCCAGTGCCTTTTGTACTTACTGGATTTGTGCCAGAACTGACAGTGACACCATTAAAAGTCACAACACCAAAAGAAGGCACAACAGGAGTGATTCCGCTTTGTAATGCGAATTTTTCTACTGCAGCACCTCCTCCAACAAGTGTAACAAATCCATTAGAATCTACTGCAAAAATAGTCGAATCAAAAGCTGCTACGCCGACTTTAGTAGCATCAGTAGCAAGTATCGCTTGTGATAATTGGATTTTACCCGTAACTGTATTACCTGATCCTGTTGTACTGAAAGGCGTAGAACCTGCTACAGAAGTTGCTCCAAAAATATTCAAAACATTTAATGCTGGAATTGCAGTTCCAGAATTAGTAACAAAACTTGTCGGAACATCGGGAGGTAATATGGAATCAGCAATTTTTAAAATTCCAGCTTGGCTCATTTATTCACCTTTACCGTATATGGCTACCAAATATACTGTACCTGTAGCCGGAAGAGTTGGAGCTGTTAAATATTTAACATATACTTGCGTTCCCAATTCATATCTAAACATTTCATTAGCATCTTCGTCACTCGTCAAGTCATAAAGCGAAAAAGAATTAGATAATACGACAGTATTTATTGTGGTTCCATCAAAACTGATAGCCATATCTCCATTCGTATTATTTATGAAATGGAGCACGCGCATAGCGTGCCCAAATGAAGAACCTAAAGTTTTAAATGAAGATGTAATATCTGCTAATGCTATAGTGCGAATAGCATCAAATCTAACTATATTACTAGCCATGTTTACTCTGTTTTTTCTTGTTCAGGCTCATTTTTTTTATCTACATTTTGAGCTTCGTTAATCTTACCGACAACAAAAGATCTCATTTGAAATAGTGCATCATGTACTTCTCCAAGTGGTGAATCTGAAGGAAGAAGCAATTGATAAATTCTTTCACCGATTTTCACTTCTAACATTGCTGATTGTTTTAACATAAAAACTCTCTTTTAAAAGGTTAAAGGAATATTTTGTATATCCTTTAACTTATTTATTATGCAATAAGTTGACCACAGAAATATGTTTGTGCCGATGCTGCACCAACAATATCATCTGTATCGCCACCTTCACCTGTTACAGCAATCGTTACGTGTGCTGTATCTGTTGCTGTCATACTTACCAAAGCACTAATTTGTACAGACTCATCTTGAGAACCTGCTGCTTTAGTGAATGTGTTAATATAAGTTCTACCAGTAGCAACGATTGATATAACAAAAGTTGTAGCAATTGTCGTCCCTGTTACCGTTACTTGTGATCGCAGATCATATATACCTGTTACTGGGGCAGTAAATACGCCTGATGTTGTTGCATTTGAACCTTTATCAAAATCAGATGTTAAAGTGGCACCTGTTCCTAAAGTATAAGCTGTCCCCGTTCCAGTGACATTTGTCTGAGTACTATTCAATCTAAGGAAGAAACAAGGATTGGTAGATTTAAGAACGTTACCAACCATTGTGACATTGCCAGTACCAGAGTTAATCGTGGTAGAAGCAGCACCATTTGTGGAACCGAGAATTAACACGTGTGCAGCAGCTCCATTGGCTATTGATACAGCACCTGCGCGCGTAGCACCTGTAGAAAGAATATTAACAGTTTGAGTACCTGCTGAGGCTGCTCCGTTCATAATATTTAGGGTTGTACTTGCTCCAGGTGTTGTACCATTTAAGATATTTACAGTTTGAGCAGAGGACGAAGATGTCCCTGACGCAATGTTAAGAACCTGAGCACCAGCAGCTACACCATTCATAATATCTACAGCTGGCATAGCAGCTGTAGAATCTGCAATACTAATCTTACCAGTCTGTGCCGCTGCTCCAATAGTGATTATCTGAGCTGCGTTACCACCTAGACCAATGCCAATAGTTGCTGCTGAACCACCAATAATTGTTACGTTACCACCCGCATTTGATCCGATAGAGACTGTATGTGCTGCACCTGTTCCAGTGGCTATTTTAACAGCGGCAGCTTGTGATGCACCGTTATTCGATATGATATTAACGGCATTTGTACCGCCTGTGAAAGCACCAGCAAACAGATTAAATGTATTTGTTCCTGATGAAATCGCACCACCGAATATATTTGCTGTGTCGGTTGCGCCGGCAATAATACCATTAAACAAGTTAAAGTTTTGTGATCCTGTAGTATTTGCACCACCGAGAATATCAATTTGCTGTGTACCTGCACTTGCAATCCCTGCCATAATTGTTAATTGCTGGCTTGCAGCAGGTGTTGCACCATCAAGAATATGCACTGTGCTGGTTTGTGTTGCTGTTGCGCCTCCAGCAATTGAAATGACTTGGGCAGTTGTATTCGTACCATTTCCAATAGATATTTGGTTACCTGATACACCATCGCCAATCGAGATAGTTTTAACGCCTGCGCCTGTTCCACCAAGTTTGATAGTAATAGGTTGAGAACCTGTACCCACGTTTACCGCTGATGTACCTGTTGCAACGTTTCCTGTCATTAGGTTTAATGTTTGCGCTACTGCTGCACTGGTAACGCCGTTCATGATATTAAGCGTTTGTGCAGCCCCTGGGGTTGCACCACTCAAAATGTTAACGGTTGATGTGCCTGTATTCGATGCTGCATTGCTAATATTAATGCTTTCAGCGGCTGTTGAAATGCCCACAGATATATCACCTGTTTGTAATGCTCCTCCAATTTGGATTGT